CAGGGAATGGAGCATACTTACAATCCCACTTCTCAGGATATACTGTGATAGAAGAACTTAAGTAGACAGGAGAACATCTACCATGGTTGCCATTCCTAATCCATCTAAATCCAAGTGTGTCATTAGAATCTTCACAAAAGTCATGGGTTCCATCACAATCAATCTCCCATAATTGACCTGCTGGATCTATCCAAAAATTACGCATCATTGGCGTTGCACAAATATTTTTAGTTTGGAGGATTCTATTATTAAATCCAGGTCCAATATTGTAATTATTTCTAATGCTATCAAACATGCCCATAATGTTCTCCTATTTGGGATCTTTATTCAAATAATAACCTCTCCAATCACATATTCTTATGCATTCATCAAGGTCCCAGTACACATTTCTATCTGCTGTCTTACCTTTTACTCTATGTACTGTAGATGTAGTAAAATCAACAAAGGCATGAGTAGTAAGTTCAATGTCATCATTGATCATAGAGATTTTAAAGTATTTTTTATTACGCTTCTCACAATCAATGACAAACAAACCAATCTCTAAATTATTTTCAAGTTCTCTACGCTTAAACTTTGTCTCAAGAGTAACTCCTTCCGTCGCTTCTATCCTATCAATCCGCCAATAGTTCTCTTTTCTATAATCATTAGTAAGGGCGAGGCATAACAACCCCACCCTACTTAAAACTTTTCTTTTATCGTCGGTCCATTCCATGATTATATGCCGTAATATAGTATCTATGCTGCTATCCAATCCTCTTTAAACTTAAAATTCTCCTTAAGATCAAAGTGTAATCTATAGTTCTCAGTCTGGACGTAATACCCAGTAAGATTGGAACCATCATCACTCCAACCATAACTAATAATTCTCTCATTAATATCAAGAAGATCCAACTTTTTAGGAGTATTCAAGTAATGATTAAACTTTTGGTGAAGGTTGATCACAGGCACCTCTTGTAATGTGTTGATATTATAACAGTATCTAGGTAATCTGCCAAGTATCCAAAGAATCACTCCCCAATATCATTCAGTGGTCCCCACCTACCTGAGTCACCCTCTTTGCGCCCTTCGATCTTATCAAAAATCTCATCAATAGACTTCATCTGTTCAATATTACAGATCAAATCAGAAATTGTTTTGCACACAGTAGGTCGTTCACCCCTAGCAGCAAATGCTAGAGCGTTACGAAGACTTGCCTCTGCATCATTGAGAGAATTTACAACGGAATTTGATAGTGCCATTAAAATAATACCTTTTTACAATTATAGCATTAAATAAACCAAGTTACAATAGAATACCTAGTTCCTTCAGTAACATCCATGATCTCATGAGGGTACATAAAATTAGCAGGAAATAGTATTACACTACCAGCACCTCCTCTGATCTGTACCTCCTGATCAAAGAATGCCATACTCCCACCAACATAATCGTCGTTCAAATTGATAGACATCGCAACTGCTCTTGGTTGCTCTTTAAAACTATCGGTATGTTGTCTATAAAATCCACCCTTTTTATATCTAAGTAGATCATATCCACTATCAGACTTAAGGAAGCAAGCAGGGAAGTCTGCAATATACCTTTGTGCTGCCATATCTGCTCGCTTAAAGATGATATTATCAATCTTTTTGCGTTGATGCATGTTTTTGTTGATGATCTGTGGCGTAGACGTGCTTATAACGTCACAATTACGTACATTTAAGTTCTCAGTGCTAGTAGCACTCACAGTTGCTGGTGCCCAATGCTCACAGTCTCTGTACTCATCAAGAATCATTGCACAATCTTCTGGAGTAAAGATATTGTCATATACTTTAATGTAATTAGATAACTTATTATCACCAGATACATTTATCACATTCAGAGGTTCAGATTTAATATTATCATCACTATATCGATGATCCTTATCAAAGTAATATTTAAAACATGGACCCTTAGTTCTCACGTAATGTAAGAATACCTGAGTGCATGACTCTCCATTAAAAGGATCTCTACCATGCTGACCTTCCATGCCAAGATACAACATAGCATCACCAGGTTCTAGTGATGCCTTATGGGTTTTACCCTTTGGATCTTTAATCCAAATGTCCCAAACTTCATCACATTCAAGATTAACGGTAAGAGAGATCTCACACTGCGGTTTATCTACATGACCTGGAAGTACATTACCCTTACGATAATTCCTTGCATAAGAATAGGTTGGTAAGACACGCTCACCAACCAACTGACATACTGTCTGATTCTTCTCAACTAATAACTCAATGAATGGTGGGAAATCAAATTTTGCAGAACAATTCGATACTTGAGGATCTTCAAGACACTCATATTCCTCACAATGCTGCTTAAATTCTACTGCTAACTCTTTTGCTCTCTCTAATGATACGAAATTTGGTACAATGATATAGTTTTTATCAATCAGTTGTTGGTTCATCATCAGAATTGTCAGGAATTGAGGCGTCGGGGACTTCAGACTCGTCTTCTGAGATAAGTTTTTCAATCTCAGAGACGACTTGTTCGGAACTGTCTTCCTCAAATAATAACTCAAGACTGAACTCACTGTCAAGTACATTGAGGTCAATATCCTCAAATTCATTCAATGTTGGAGTATCATCTTCTTCCTGCTGCTCCTCCTCAGCATCATCGACAGAGGCAATCAATTCTTCTGTTTTGATATCCTCAGGTGTTACGATCTCTGCTTCTTCAACATTAAAATAAGAATCATCTACAGAATCATCAAACAGAGATTGATCAACGTTACCATCAAACACTGTTAGATTTTCATATCCAGCTTCAAATTGGAACTTATTCTCACTCTCACTAACATTACCCTGAATTCTCTCCTCACCATAGAAAAAATTCTCATGTGCTTCTTGAATACGTTCGTGAGTTCTATGAATCTCTTCAGAAGCATCATATGCAATCTTCTCTTGAAGACTACCCATTTTATATAATTGCTCATCATGAGAAGAAGACATCTTTTGCAATTGAGAATCATGATCATCCGCAATGTTGCGGAGATTATTATCATGCCTCTGCTGCATCTCCTCCATCTGACCTTCTAATTCTGCCATTGCCTCTTGCCAAGACAACGATTGTTTTAGATTATCCTCTTCTTCTTTACGTTTAGCATCTTCCTGAGATTGCTTTTCATCCTGGAAGTGATCAACATAACGAGTAATCAATTCACGAGTAGCAGGAGTATTAGGAACAGGTGAGTCATACTCTACTTCACCACTACCATCTTCAGTACCATCATCTCTCCACTGAATTGCCCAAAGATGTTCAATATCAGCAAATGGCCAATTTTCTTCAGTAAAGAAGATACCAATACCATCAATATTGATATACTTATCTGCCTCAATTAAGGTAAACTTCTTCATTCCTCTACCTCCTTTATATCTGCGGGAATTACTTTTTGTATTCTTGATTCCTGCAACATTTGTGCTGCTGCAGATAATACATCTATATTGGTTGAGTTTGCCTTAACCATCTCATTCCTAAATGACTCAACACCAGAACTTGTTGAACGTTGCTGTTGAGAATTTTCAATAAGTAGCATAGGCATCCAGGTAATGGCACATCCCCATTCATCTACAGGTTCCCCAGTATTTGGATTTTGACCTCTGATTTGAGTATACCAAGAACACTCTAATCCAATACAATCTTTACCAATTAATGGACAAAAATTTCCAGGTTTAATCTGAGCCATATAGTCACTTAGTTAATTTAGTATACGTATTTAGTTCAATGAACAGATTATAACATCAACATAGTTTACTGCAAGGTTAACACTATTAGTGAACGATTGATTAATTGTTGAACTGCCACTAAAAGGGTGCCCATGTGATCCACCACCATTAGATTCATTCATTGTTCCAGTCGAATTCGATCCGCTAATAGTACGAGCACCAGTATTACTGAAAGGAGTTGCGTTAGATCCTCCAGTAGGACCAACATTGGATGGGTGAGTGTGATCTGGTAATTGTGTTAATGATAATGTATGATTACCAATATTAGTACCTGCTCCTGAAGTTACTTGTACTGGCATAGTTGTATTAATAGCATAACCGATATTACCAGCAGTTGAATTAAGAACAGTTGTAAATGGAGTTACTCCACCAGTTCCTGCACCAGTACCAGAAACAACCCTTAATGCCTTATCACCACCCATAGAGGTATCTTGTGTCCATCCTGGTGGTGCTGATGCTTGATAGAATAATTTCCTAGTCCCAGAGGGATATAACCAATAGAAAGAATCTATCTTATTATTTGGATCCAGTAGATCAAATAGAATCCCATTGCTTGTTAATCGTGCCATATTACGAGAATGAGCAAATGATTACGTCAACATACTGAATCCTTAAATCAATATCACCAGATCCAGAAGCAGAAAGACTAACTGTACCAGAGAATGGGTGATTATGTGCTTGACCAATGCCCTGTGGAGAGTTTACACCACCAGTATTTGCAGATCCTGGTGTTCTAAAACTACTACCGCCAGAAGATGCCGATGCAGTTCCACTAACGTTAGAGTTATGAGTGTGATCAGGAATCTCAGATGTTGTTAAAGTATGTCCACCAACAGTACCAGTTACAGGTGCTGTTGCAGTAAAACTAACCGAAAGACTTGCCAGCGATGATGGAAATACTGTGGTAAAGTTACTGCCACCCGATCCAGAAGTATTACCATATCCAAATCCTCCACCTGCTCCATTAACTAGACGCAATGCTTTATTATTATGAGCAGTAACTTGCGCCCATCCAGTAGGTGCCGATGCCTGATAAAATACACCAACAGTATTTTGAGCTAAAACGGAATACTTAGAAGATAATGATGTACCATCACTAAAAGTAACCCCAGTGGCGGTTAGTTGAGCTGCCATCTTACAAATATACTTCCTTTATTTACTTATTTATCAACTGCATTTAATCCAGAATCCATCATCAGTAAACTCCCACCCATCTGCAAGAACATCTTGATAACTATCATATTTATCTTTGAACCCCTCAGGAACATATGGAGGCCACTGTTCTCTGTAAAATTGTTGCGTCCATCCATCATTATATGGGGATGTTGCTTGAATCTGATTCATAATATCAGGGTAGATCTGACGCCTTGGTTCA